CATCGATTGTCTCCGGAAGCCAGCCGCGAGTCGTGCCGATCAGTGCGTCCGGTTCCGGCAGATGATACCCCCTCGCGGCCGGATTGCTCGTGCCGATGCGCTCGCCGACCTCCTTGAGGCTGAGATATCTTGCGGTGCTCATTTCCGGCCTCCCGACAGATAGCCGAACACTCCGGCGGCCATGCCGAAGGTTCCGGCCGCGATGGCCTGACCGCCGATGGCGAGAATGAGGCACATCGCGCCACATATCAGCGAGACGAGCCTGTATGCGTTTGTTGTGTTCATGATGCTCCATGGATTAGTCTGGGGATAGGGAGCCGCAGCTCCGGATACTAGGACTATTCGGAATCTGCGGCTCTTGTACTACCGGCGAGGCCTTCGCCGTATGTGCGGCGGCTTGGGCTTCGGTGCGGGTGGTGGCTCGTTGCCTTTGGATTTCACCGCCGCGATGACTGCGGCGATTCCGACCAGCAGGGAGCCGATGGCTTCTATCGCTTTCCAGATCTCATCCATGTCTCACCTCCTTCCACTGTTCTGCTTTCGCTTACATAATAATTATAGCTCAACTAAGTAAGTTATACAAGATGGCAGTCGCGACACGCCGGTCGAACGTTGCGGCAAGCGGCTTTATTTCTGGTGGTGCCTGAAGGGCGGCGAATTATTCCTTGATAGTAACATCTAGTGTTAAAATATTCTTTTAGAAGTTATCCAAGGGAAACGAAAGGTCATTGGCGTGACGGATATCGCGAAAATCGATGAGAAGCAGGCGGTCATGGAGGCCTTTAGTCCGCTCTGCGAGTTTCTGCCTGAATTCGTTCGAGACTGCACCGCAAACATCAAGAAGGACCTCGCCTCATATAAGCGTCTTAGCGACCGGCAGAAATCGCGAATCGCGGCATACCTCATCAACATGAACATGGCGAAGGAGTGGAAAGAATTTCATCCGGTTAGGTGGTGGGAAGTGGACAATTCGGGATTCTTCCACCTCATGCACACGCCCACGGGTGCAATCTCTTACTTCCATGCCGTTGATCCCATCACACGTGGTATGCCGTGTTCCGGTCATACGCTGGCGGGCAGGGCGCGATACAGCCAGAATGGTGCGAAGGGTGTGGGCCAGCTTATGGTCAACGTCCTTGGTCAACCCGATCTGAGCGAGGTCAAGCTCACCATCGCCTGCGACTATCTTTTTCCCGAACCGGCGTTCCTGCGCGTGTATAAGCCGATAAGCCCCGGAAAGTATGGCGCGAAAGGAAAATCGGCGTATTCGTTCCCCATCATGTCGGATGGCGGTGGCGGCCGAGGATGGATGCCGGGGTTCGACCCGGAACCAGATGACGAAATCGACATTCTGAAGGGCCTGACAATCGAAGAGAAGGTGGGTTGCTAGAGTTCAATGCGGTAAAAACAAAAGGAGAGAGACGTGAACTATAATCCGGACAGGGTCATCCTGCTCCGCCAGGTCGAACGCATGACCCAGAAAAAGCTCGCGGAAAAAACCGGCATAGCTCAAGGAACGCTCAGTAAACTGCAAAACCGGCAAATCGATTTCACCGATGAGGCCGCGCGCAGAATCTCAATGGCGACCGACTACCCGTTGTCGTTTTTCCTCGACCAGGATCAGCCCGTCCCTATTGTTGAATTGACGTATCGCCATACGTCAAGCGCATCGGTCGGAGAACTAAACGCCATTGCTGCGGAATATGCTCTGCTCCGCTCGGTTGCGCAGAAGCTATCCTCGGTGCTGAGGCTGCAACCCAAAACATCATGGATTGATGCCATAGCTCCAAGAGAAAATGAGCTGGAGCAAAGCCGCATAGAGCGCTTGGCAGACAGTACCCGCACTCATCTCGGACTCAATGAATCCGGCAGCGTCCCCAATCTCACGCGCGCCATAGAAAAAATGGGCATCGTGGTGGCACCGCTCCATGCCTTGGCCTCGAAACAGACCGCACACCTGAACAGCGACGGAGTGACGCAACCGAACTGCAAGGATATGCCGACCATCGGATACAGCGCGAAAAACAATACGGGTGACAGACTCAGATTCACCATCGCACACGAGCTCGGACACCTAATTCTGCATCGATACCGCAGACCCCAGCTCTATCGGGAAATGGAGAGGGAGGCTCACCGATTCGCCGGTGCTCTGCTCATGCCTCAAAACGACGCGAAGCTCATCATGCCACAGCGCCTCATGCTCACCGATTTGGTGCGACTCAAAGCAGGATGGGGCATGTCCATATCATCGATGATCAGTCGCGCGAGCAACCTCGGAATAATCGACGCGGACAGAACCCGATCGCTGCAAATCCAACTTAGCGCGAGAGGATGGAGAAAAGAGGAGCCTGTACACGTCGGTGACGAGCATCCGATACTACTTAAGCAAATGATTGTTGCCGGATACGGAGACCCGGCCGACCCAAATAAAGGGATAGATACGTTCAAGGCCGAAAACAGCCTCAACGTGCCATTCCGATTCCTAGACCAATGGGCGGATGGGCTCAAAGAGCAAGGAGCCTCCATGGGATTCGGCTCAAAAACATTTCGGCAAGCGGACAACTGACCGATGCTCCGAAGCCGCCCCGGCGCTCGCAAGAGCGGCCGGGGCGATTCCGTATATACGGCGGTAGAATCTAAACAAGCCGCATCGAGCCGGCCGAACGAACAACGAGGTTGGAGGCATGATGTCGACGAAGAATAGAAGACTTGCATCGCAGATGATGAACCCTATGGAGATAAGCCTTGCCGATGAGGTAAGGAAGACGCTGCAGGCGGAATGCTATGGCGCCGCCCTAGCTCTTTCGCTCACAATTCCGGATGCCTACGGGCAGATTGCCTTTCCGGAAGAGAAAAAAGTCGGGAAAAGATACATGGACTGGTACCGGCAATACTGTGGATATGCCCTTAGCTCAAGAATGGGTAAGGACCCGATGCCGGCCTTTGATGCCCTTGCATGTTACAAGCTGCGCTGCGAACTGCTTCACAACGGCGATGCCAATATGGAGACCAAATACCTGTACGAGTTGGATGACCAAGGGAGGCTGATGCGGAATGACGTCAATCTTGAACACGTCTCGTTCTCATTGCGTATTGGACTGAGTTCGAAACTCGGCAAGACGTGGGAACATGACGACGAGGAAAACGCGGAGTACAGCCTCGTCGTATCCGTCGAGGAACTGTGTCTTGCGCTATGTGATGCCGCCGACCGATTCGACCGGAATACAGAAACGCAATGCCGACCTGAACTGCGACCGCGGATAGTCATAGATGATTTAAGGAACGTGACAGCGTATCGATGGCGGTCGAAACCCCTGTCGGCAGATGAAGTGGCGGAATGATGCCAAAAGACGGCGGTAGAATCTAAACATAGCCGCATCGAGTCGGACGAACGAACAAAGAGGTTGGAGGCATGATGCCCGGAAAACGTCAGGCCAAGCGAAAGGCGTCGATGCCCAGAACCATCGGTATGGTCATATTCCGGATTCTGGCAATCGGAGTATGGATATTCGCCCTGCTGATTTTCGTTGGCGGATTGAGCACCGATTTCCTGACATGCACCATAATCGCGCTAATCATCGCATTCGTCGGATGGATGCTGTGGGTCGTCGGCGACATGATCCACGACCCCGAGAAGATTCGAGCCGAACAACGCGCCGCCAGGGCCGCAAAAGACCCCAGCATCGTGCTGGACGAGGATAACGAACACGAGCGAAAACGAGCAGCCAATGGTCACTGGGACGGACGCGCAAACCACGGACATGCACAGCCCAATGATGAAACATCGCCTGCGCTCGCCGGCGTCGAGGTAGAGGATGGTGAAGCGTTAGTGTCGGCTCGTCGAGAAACGGGACAAAGTTCTGCGTTGTCAAGGACGATATCGCCGTCGCCGATCATCATCCCGCCAAAAACTCTGTCAGTGTCGGTGACTCGGGAAACCGAAACCGTCTCCGGTTCATACCCTGCCACAATCTACGTCTACGACCCACGCCCCATACTCAAGCTCAAAGAGGGGCGTGCCGAAAAAATCAGCGTTGTTACCCGTCCGATAACGCTGAAAAGTCGACTTAACGGAAGACAATGGCGCAGCGGCGTGGATGATGGGTATGCGGTCGAATACAAAGGGAAACCGTTCGGCGTTCTCTTCAACCACATCGCGGTAATCCACATTCGTGCAATCCTTGAATCTGGCGCGAAAAATGTGGAACTCGTGGCCATGCGCCAGATAACGCCCGATTTTTTGCGCACTTTCGGATTCCGGGTCTGACGTAAGAGGGCATGGCCCGCGTCCTGTGTACGA